CCTGCGGTATTTGTTGCATTGGGTGTAAAATCTGTAATAGATTCTTGTGAACCAAAGAGCACGGCCATCGGATCATAAGTTGAACTTGTTCCTGGTGTTGTTTGTGTACCAAAGAATATTACATGTCTATCTCTTGGAGATACTGTCATATAATTAGATTGTGTTGGAGCATTAGATAATAATGTAGCTCTAGTATTTCTTGCAGGTAAAAATGCAGAAGTGTCAAAAAAGAAAGTTCTACCACCCACAATTGTTGCAATAATATCTTCACCAAAGTTATCTATTTGCCAGATTCTTGGATTAGCAGTAATAACTCCTGCAGGTCTTGGTGTATTCCAAGTAGAAAATCCCCATGCACCGGCTCCCCATCCATTACCAATTGTTGTAATATCTGATCCTATATTTATTTGAAATGCTGCACCTGTTGCCGATCCAGATGTTGTAACAACTCCTGGTGTTCCAATTGTAGCTACATCTATTGTAAAGTTATTAGAATCTATAATATTTTGAATCTCAAATTCTTGAGCCATACTAGAATTAGTAATGTTAACAACACTAACTCCTGTAACTCCTGAAAATGTAACAAAGTCTCCAGCGATTGCACCATTAGATGTTGCAAGAACGTTTACAATGGTTGTTGCTGATGTGAATGTAAATACTGCTGGAATAGTAGTTGATAAAGGTGTGATGTCATAAAAGTTGTTATCGTAATAGGTATATAGTTTTCTATCTGTACCGATGATCGCTAATGAGTCTCCTGCTAAATCTGTATAAGTGTGAATATCTCTTGCAGCACCAATTAAATTAGTACCAACGGCAGGTTCCCAACCACCTATTTTTTCAGGAACACCGTACCTAAAACGCACGTTATCACAATCAACCCAACCACCTTCTGCGCCATATTGAGTGTTTTGTTTATCGATTCCTGGTCTAAATTGTAGTTTATTAATTGGCATAAGCTATTCTTATACCACCAAATTCGTTGATTTATACTATTTTCTTAACGGTGGTATTCCTAGTAAAGGTCTTTTATCATATAAATTAGAATCTGCAAACTGTCCATTTACATGGTTATAATGCAAGAAAACTTGAGCACAAATGTTTCCTGTAAACTCTTCTCGCCAATGTTCTAATTCACAACCTGAATAAACTAACATATCACCCGGTTCTAAATCTACTCTTATGCCTTTTGGTGCATTTGGTTTCATTATATTCTTATATTCATCAATTACATTATTACTTCCTGTTGTATCTAAATAGATAGCCCAAGGATCGCCACCTAGATTTAATGTTGTAGATATCTCACAAGATGGTCTATCTTTATGTCTCTTTAATATAGAACCTTTCTCGTACACGCGCGCGTACGAGTACGTAGGTATTAAATTTAAATTAGTTTCTTTTTTCATAATAGGCATTACTTTCATTAATAATGCTTCCATAGCAAAGTCTGCATAATGAGAATATACATTTGGAACCTGTTGATCTTTCCACGTTCCGAATAATGAATTTTCAGCAATGATGTTATTGCTATACATATAGTTAACAGCATCACGTTTAAGTAAGAAGTAGTTAAATATAAAATTAGCAAGATCGTATGGTATTGCTTTTTTAATTACTTGATATTTATTCTGGGCGAAGCTCATGCTTGCATACCTGCTTGTAAAAAATTAAAGGATACAGATATTCTTATATCATCAGATTGATTAGGATCAACACAGTGATTTAACCATGATGGAAACATAATTAATCTTCCTGCAATTGGTTTATAATGAACTTCTCTCCATAAATAAGATGGAAGTTGACCTTCTTTTCTTCTTGGATGAGTCATCGCTGCAACTGATTTTGGATCTTCACATTTTAAATGACCACAATTTTCTGGTGTCTTGATATAATAAACTCCAGACCATAATGAATTAGGATGCATGTGTGGTCTATTAAAACCACCTTTGTAATTTATATTTGCCCACATATTACCAAGGAATGGTTCGTTATCTAATAACTCTTCTTTGTAAATATGAAATTGTGCTTTAAATAATAAATCAACAAGATCTATATATTCTGGAAGTTTATGCATATTTGTTTCACTATGCCATCCATTCATATTAGTTTTTTGAAGACCTTTGTCTCGTTTAGACCATTCAATAATGTGATGTTCTAAATGTTTATTTAATTGTGGACTGCCAACATCAGCAACATAGATTGGAGTTGCAAAGAATAATTCTCTATTCATCATTTAAATGGTGTACCGCCAAACCACATGACAAGTGATTTTCTTGTACCTTTTGTAATGGGTATAACTCTGTGTCTAATATAGCTTGCAAAGAATATTGCTTGTCCTTGTTTAGGTCTTGCAATCTTTCCATCTGACATAAGCTCTAATCCACCACCTTCAAATTCTGATTCATGTGATAATAAACAAGTCATAGATATTTTACGAACCGGTGGTTCATTTGTACAATTAACATCTGAATCTATATGCCAATCATAAAATCCACCTGATGGATATTCTGTATACTGTGCGGGTTCTGTTATTTGCATTCCTTCAAATCCAAAATGATTGCCATTAGTTTGAAGCATAATTCTCTCTAATGTTTTATACATTTCAGGTAATTTATTAAATGGTATCCAACTAATATGTGAAGTTCTAACCTTTGTATCTACCACACCTCCTTTACCTCCTCCAACCTGTCCACTTTCTTTTGGTTCAGATTGACCTGCATTTATAATTAATTGACATTGTTCTGGTGTAAATATTGGTGAAGTTGTCTCTACAATCAACGACTTCCAACGTGGTTCTGTTATTATCATTGTGCTCCTCTGTTAGCTATTGGATCATAAAGAACATCGCAATTAGCTGCTAATGTTCTTCTTGTGTCATTTGTTCCATTGAATGGATAAACACAGTGTCTCATGTCATATGGAAAAATATAAAAGTCTCGTAGTTCCATTGGTGGTTGATAATCTACTTTTGCAAACTGACCATTCGTTGCACCTAGTATTTGTAGTTTTCCATTTTGTGGAGCTTGTTCTGCTGAATATTCTACACCATAAGTATTTGGTAATTTTAAAATCATAACTGAAGATAGACCTGTGAACAAATTACCTTGGTGAACGTGTACAGGATTATATTCATGAGCTTTCATTTCATTAACCCAGATTGAATTTAAATGAGTTTGATATTTTCTAATATGATTAAATTCTAAATAATGTTTAAACATTTCCATAAACCATTGTTTAACATTTAATGGTAAATGATCATGTCTTTTCATTTTAGATTCATCATCTCCATTATAAAATAAAGAATGTTCATTTTTAATCTTACCTACTAATTGTTTATTAGCAGGATAAAGTTCATTAAATCTTTGTTCATATATGGAATTGATTGCATGAAATATATCTAAAGGCGTTTCGTAACGCATGACACATTGACCTAAAAATGTGAAATTAAATTTCATAATCCCATTTCTTTTCTAATCTTTGTTGCAGATATTTCTTGTATTTCTTTTGGTAATACAATCTCTTCAATCTTATAACCAACGTCTCTACCATAACAAATATTTGTAATATTAGGTACTTTGATAACATCAAATTGACCAACGTAATCTTTTAATTTTTCTTCAATACGTTTTTTAATATCTTCAAATACAAATGGATTATTATCTGTTTGTGGCATTGATCTAACCATAATAACAACTTGCCCAGTCTTCTTTAATATTTCTTTAAATAAAGCTAAATGACCATCATGGAATGGTTGCCAACGTCCAAGCATCTGTGCTGTTGGTTTAGAGTAATCCATGTATCTCCTTTATTATGTTATCGTAGTTAAAATCTTTTATCTCAAAGTCTACTTTTTTAGGTTTCTCAAATACTTTATTCGTATCTTCAAATCTTCCTTTATCAATTGTATTCATCCAAATTTTCATATCATAGAAAGATCTATAAGATTCAAATGGACAAACAAAGTCTACAACAACATGATTAACTGCAAGATCACACATAGTCATCATACGATTAGCTTGTCGTTTACGACCATTCTCTGTAAAATCCCAATCTTCAAATAACTTTCTAATTTCATCAGCATTGAAGTGTGGTATCTTTTTATCTGTCACTAATTTTTTAGCAAATGTAGTTTTGCCTGATCCTGGTAATCCAAATATTAATATCTTCATTAAAATTTTATATGTCCATACGCATCAACAATGCTTTTAGGCAATTGTGATCTGTAAGGATTATCTTCCTTTCTTATATCTTCTCTAATAGTATGCATTCTATTTCCAACCACTGTATCGTCGTAACCTATACCATTTATTTTAAATTGATTCAAGGATTTATAGTTATGATTAAATCTAGGTATTTTTAAAAAGTCATATATTTTGTTTATCTCAATTTCTGGTTGATTTACTAAATCATCATATTTTAAATAATGACATAGATCAAGATAATTATAAGAATTTTTTATAGCTTCTAAATCTTTTGCAATCGCACCATCTTTATTCATTAGCATCCAAAGTTTTTCCTCAATTGTTTGTTTACCATATTTATGAACAAAGCTTGTTGGTTCTTTTTCAAACCATTTAATATAAGATGCAAGAACATCTAAAACATCTCTTAAAATAATAATGCATTTAAAGGGACGTCTGAAATGTTTACTAATTAACATAAAATTACCAGGTGTCATTACAGGTCCACGGTCAATAATATAACGCTGCGGCCAGTCTTTATAATAAGTATCAAATACAATATCTAATACGTTATCTAATGATTTATGATCTGGATAGTTTTGAAATACATCTGTCTCTTTAAGTAAAAACAAATCCTTCATTATCTCTAATGTAATAGAATTAGGTGTTACAGCGATATCTGGATTTTGATTCATCAACGAACCAAATAGAGTATTACCGGATCTAGGTAATGCTACTAAAAAGAATAATTTTTTACTTGGATTCTTGTCCGAATGTAGGTTGTCCAATTGCTTTCTTCTCATCATGTTTAAGTAATCCTAATTCTTTCTTAACTCTTTCAATAGTTTGTAATTGTCCAAGAACATTGAATACTTCTGGTTGAGAAGATCCAGGTGTCAATGTTTCAGCTTTATTCTTCATGATCTGGTGATATGATTCTAATTGATGAGTATTTACATTTTTAGTATCAAATGATCCATCATCAAATTCTTTTTTTAAATTAGACCACATATTAATTTCTCGCATACGATCTCTCGCAACAAGTTCCATATTTGCTTGTGCATAGATCTTTTCATCTAAATCTATTTTATAACATTCTAATTTATATTCATCAGTTTCAGTTTCTAATTTCTTTTCTAACCATTTAATCTTTGCATCATTACGTCTGTAATCAAAAGATAATGACATTAAATTTTCTAAAAATACGTTTTGTTCTCTAACACATTGCCAGTATTTAGAAGATACCGTTGGATACTTTGCATCTTGTAATACTGAAATTCTAGCTTCTGTTTCTGTTCGAAATATTTGTTTTTTTGTCCACGTATCACGAAGTTCCTCAACCATTCCTTTGAATGCGTTAAGATCATTTGGATCAAGTAGATTATTTAAGTGAATCTCTTCTTGTTGTATTAAGCTCTTTATATTTCTCTTCTCTGTCATTGAGAAGGATATAATACTTTACTATGAAGTTGTCAAGGTAGAAGCGGTTGCTGTAGTTTGTGGCCCTGTAAATTCTTCTGTTAATGTAGCTACACCTGGAGTTGGAGAATATCCTCCCATTCCTAATCCTGCAGCTTGAGTTCCTGTTGGAGAAGAAGATAAATCTGCTCTTGCTGTAGTCATAGGTGGAGCAGATGTCCAAGCAGTTCCATCATATAATTCTGTTAATCCACTTACAGCATAACTAGGAGTACTATTAAAAATAGATCCACCAAATACCACTGTTGAGGTTTGAATTCCAGCACTTCCACTAGTTCCTCTAGCTGTGTTTAAAGATCCTCCAGATGTCCAAGCACTTCCATCATACTCTTCTGTATTTGATAGTACTGTTGTTCCATTATAACCACCTGCCCCTAATCCTGCAGTTTGAGTTCCTGAACCTGATAAATAATTTCTTGTTGTACTCATATTTCCTCCTGGACTCCAAGTAGAACCATCATATTCTTCTGTTACATTTGTTCTAGTTATAGGAGTATATCCACCAAATCCTAATCCTGCAGTTTGCGTTCCTGCACCTCCAAAAGTTCTTCTAGCTGTTCCCATATTTCCTCCTGGGGACCAAGTTGATCCATTAAATTCTTCTGTAGAACTTGAATTAGCTGGGCCTGGAACTAGTCCACCAAAAGCTAATCCTGCAGTTTGTGTACCCGCTCCTGCTAATAATCTTCTACCAGTTGTTAAAGAACCTGTAGGCGACCAAGTAGTTCCATCATATTTTAAAGTTGCAGTTGATGCAACTGAAGGTGGTGTATTTCCTCCAAACATTAATGCCGCTGTTTGTGTTCCCGCTGTTCCCATTTGTGTTGTTCCTGTAGGCAAATTCCCGCCGCTCGCCCAAGCACCCGTGGCTGGGGAAAAAATTGTTGAGTTGAATTCTTCTGTGTTTGCGACTACTGTAGTTGTAAATCCACCAAAAGCTAAAGCTGCAGGTACTGTACCTGCTCCACCTAATGCTCTTCTTGCTGTTGCCATAGGTGGTACTGATATCCAAGAAGTTCCATCATATTGTTCTGTGGTCGCTGTATTTGCTGTTGTAATACCACCAAAAGCCAAACCTGCTGTTTGTAAACCTGCTCCTGCTAAATATGATCTTGCTGTGTTTAATGATCCTCCAGCTGTCCATGCTGAACCATCGTATTCTTCTGTTGCATTAATTATACCAGCAGGAGGACTATCCCCACCAAAACCTAAACCTGCAGTTTGAGTTCCTGCTCCTGCTACTCCATATCTTGCTGTTGCTAAATTTCCTCCTGCTGTCCACGCTGATCCATCATATTCTTCAGTGTTAGCAACATTTGTTGTTGTATAACCACCAAAAGCTAATCCCGCTGTTTGAGTTCCAGCTCCTCCTGATGCATATCTTGCGGTTCCTAAATTTCCACCTGGCCCCCATGTTGAACCGTTGTATTCTTCTGTTGCGGCTACTGTTGCTGTGCCTGGTGCTGGATTACTTGATCCTCCAAATCCTAAACCTGCTGTTTGTGTTCCACAACCTGCTATTTTTCTTCTTGCCGTTGTTAAATTTCCACCATTTGACCAAGTATATCCAGAATATTCTTCTGTTGCGTTTGTGTTAACTGTTGTAAATCCACCAAATCCTAAACCTGCTGTTTGTGTACCACAACCTGCTATAAGTGATCTAGCAGTCGTCATATTACTTCCTGCCGACCACGCTTTAATTTGTACTAATGATTTTAATGTACCTGATGTAGAGTTATACCACACCTGTCCCTCATTACCCGTATTGAGTGTTGGGTCTGAACTTAAGTAGTTGACTCTGTATCCTGCTAACTGATTATAGGTCGTCATGTGATTGACCTACGGTAAAGTTATAGCAGTCGGTCTTTGATTGAATCCTGGTCTATTTTTTTGTTCGTCTGGTAAAGCGTCCCACAAAGCTTGAGCCGCTGTAACTTCTGCATCAACAATTGCTTGTGCTTCTGCTTTAGTTTTTTCAACTCCGTTTTTCTCTGCTAACCATAGAGCTCCTTTTTCAGAATTTCCGACTACCCAAACGTTGCCTGGGAATCCTCTTAAAAAAAAGTTTCTTCTATCTTCTGCAGTAAAAAAACCTTTGCCTGTGTTAGTTGCTGTACCGTATATAAAAAGTGCCATATTTATGCTCCTTGGTTAGTTATTATAAGTCAATTTATTCATAATGTAAACTAACTTGTTGTAATGGTTTTTGTTAAAAATGATGGGTCTGTAAACTCTTCTGTTGTTGCTGAAAGTGATCCTGAAGTTCCACCAAAAGCTAAAGCTAACGTTTGAGTTCCTGCTCCACCTAATTGACTTCTAGCAGTTGCTAAAGAAGCACCATTAGTCCAAGAAGTTCCATTATAAAATTCTGACACTGCTACATAAGTACTAGGGGGTGTAACTCCACCAATTGTTAAAGTTGCTGTTTGCGTTCCCGCACCTGCTGA